GTTCACTGCGGAGGAGAGTGCATGAAGTACGCCATCGACTACACGATCACGGGCGACAATTCGGGAAGGGGCACCTACATCACGGACAACGTGGCCGAGTTCGTCCCGAGGATGCGCAAGGAATACGCCGGGCGCATCACATTCTCCATCACACAGTTACCGAACCCGGACGGAAGCTACACCTCCACGAACCCGTCCGGGGAAGATCACGGGAGGCGCGACTGATGACCGTCGCGCAGACCACGCTCCTCGCGTACAACGACCTCAAGGCATCCGCCAAGCTCGGACGCTTACAGGCGGAGATACTGTCGCTCATTCAGGAGAGGAGCGACCTCTCGAACCGCGACATAGCCCGCATTACCGGGCTGGAGATCTGCACCGTCACAGGGAGGGTCAACGAGCTCTCCAAGGCGGGGCTCATCAGGGCGTGGGGGCGCAAGACGGACCCGAGGACGGGCAAGACCGTCAAGGTATGGAGGGCTATCTGATGATATGTGATGATTGTTCATGGAACGATAATGGGGACTGCATGTGCTTCCACGACAGACCACCGAAGGACTGTCCTGACTTCGAGCTCCGCGACGATTACGAGGAGGAGAGCGAATGAGGTACGACTTCCACGTTCACAAGGACTACCACGGCATCAAGGCCGAGGACAAGGAGAAGGTCTACGACCTTATATGCGAGGGACCCAAGACCACGAGGGAGATAGCGAGCATCACGGGACGCGACGGCAAGGAGGTCCGCAACATCGTCTACGTGCTCACTTCCGCAGGCATCGTCGAGAGCATCGGCAGAGCTCCCGGCGGTCGCAAGGTATGGAGGGCGAAGGCATGAGCGACAAGCAAGAGGTCAGGATAGGCAACTGTCTCGACCTGCTCAAGGAGATGCCCGACGAGAGCATCGACGTCGTCGTGACGAGCCCGCCCTATTGGGCACTGCGCGACTACGGCTCCGAGCCTGTCGTATGGGGCGGGGACCCGGGATGCACTCACTCATGGGAAGATCACACCGAGCCCGCAAGGGGCGGAGTAGGCGAGACGGCCAACGTCGGCGCGAATAAGGACGGAGAGGCCAATAACAGAGGCCACCCGACCACGACGCAGTATTGCACCAAGTGCGGAGCATGGCGCGGACAGTTGGGCCTCGAGCCGTCGCCCTATGAGTACATCGACCACCTGATAACGATCTTCGATGAGGTCAAGAGGGTGCTCAAGCCGACGGGCGCATGTTGGGTCAACATCGGCGATACCTACTCCACATTCAGCAACGCAGGGCTCCACGGCAACCTCGACAATCCCAAGAGTGCGGATGGGCTGGAGGTTGGCAATAACCTCAAGAAAAACATCGCGAGGTATGGCTTCCCGAGCAAGACGCTCATACAGATACCGTCGCGCTTCGCCATCGCCATGACCGACAGGGGATGGATACTCCGCAACGAGATAATATGGCAGAAGGCCAATTGCATGCCGACCTCGGTTAAAGACCGTTTTACGGTGGACTTCGAGAAATTTTACTTTTTTACAAAATCCCCCAAATATTATTTTAAACAGGTCAAGGAGCCATTGGCACCCGTCTCCATCGAGAGGGCCAAGTACGGTTTCAAGACCAACAAGGCGAATATTGGCCCCAATACCAGAGAGGGGGGGGGGTGGTTTGGACTGCCCGACGATGGGCACCCGTTTCGCTCCTGCGGATGGGCGCAACAAGAGAACGACATGGATTATCCCCACTTCGGGATCGCATGAGGAGCACGTGGCTATGTTCCCAATGTCATTGATTGAGACACCGATAAAGGCATGTTGTCCCGAGGACGGCATCGTCCTCGACCCCTTCTGCGGTTCAGGTACGACGCTGATGTATTGCTTCAAGAACAACATCAACGCCATCGGCCTCGAGATTAATCCCGACTTCAAGGGCATGATCGAGCGCAGGATGAATAAGCACCAGCAGACCCTCGCGGGATGGACGGGGGCGGTCGAATGACCACCGACAACGTCCTCGTCGTAGATCTCGAGACCACGGGCCTCGATGGATTGCAGGCCGGGGACAGTATCTTATCCGTCGGCATCGCCCGCGTCGACGTCGCCAACCGCACGGTATCGCCTGTTTTCTACTCGCCGATATATCAGGAGCTCACGGATAAGGACCGCGACTGTTGGCTATTCAGGACCAAGCACATGGACCCCGCCGAGATCACGGGCGCACCGTGGGGCGACTTCATAGTCGCTGGTATCGTGGCCTCCATCATCGACGGCATAACAGTGACGACCTACAACACGGCCTTCGACCTCGACCTGTTCCTCGACCCGTGGCTCGATGCGGAATACGCCGACGACAGGCCGTTCTACTTCCGCGCTCCGTGCCTGATGAAGGCATGCGATCAGGTCGAGGAGATACCTCGCACGGTGCACGCCGATTATACATCGTGGCCGTCGCTCAAGGCATCATACTATCAGCTATGCGGAGGGAAGGCTGGCATCAAGATGCACAACGCCCTCACGGACGCGGTAGTCGCTGGAGAGATCATGCTGGCGTTAATGGAGAGGGGATTATACGACCCCGACCGGGAGGAGGAGTACGCATGACCCTCGTCAATCAGGAGATGATACTCGAGTACGCCCGCACCATGGGAGATTTTACCACCAAGCAGATGGCCACCATCGTCTACGGCGACGTCGACCACGGGCACACATCGGCGGCGCACAAGAAGCTCACGAAGCTCGTCAAGCACGGCGATATAATCAGGGTCGGCAGACGCAAGGACGGCGCACAATGGCAGACGGTATGGAGGGCGGTCCTATGAAGTGGAGATGCCCCAAGTGCGGGATGGTCATTTACATCGACCGTATCAGACTATGCCCGAGATGCTTCAAGAGGCTGGAGGCGATTGATTGAAAGTCCTCCTAATCGACGTCGACAGTACCATCCCGAACCTCGCGCTAATGAAGATCTCCGCATACCACAAGGCACGCGGAGACGAGGTAGGGTTCAACATCAGCGACCCCGACAAAATCTACGCCTCCGTGATCTTCAAGAAGAACGCCCACGCGGTCGACGGTCTAAGGTTCTACTATCCCGACGCGGAGATCGACATAGGCGGTAGCGGTTACGACCTTGAGAAGAAGCTCCCGGATGAGATCAACGAAATGGTCCCCGACTACGACCTCTATCCCGACTGCGACACATACTACGGCTTTACTACTCGCGGATGTATACGCAACTGCTACTTCTGCATCGTGAGGAAGAAGGAGGGCAAGTTCCGCAGACTATACGACACTGTGGACGAGATGTGGGACCACATCATACCCCCGGGGATGAGGAAGTTCGATAAGGTCACGTTCCTCGACAACAACATCCTCGCCGATAAGCAGTGGTTCCTCCAGCTCGCCCGTGATCTCGATTACAGGAGGTACGGCTACAAGGTGGACTTCAATCAAGGCCTCGACATAAGGCTCGTGGATGACGAGATCGCGGAAGCACTCTCCAAGCTCAAGCCAATCAACGATTGGAAGTTCGCCTTCGATGACATATCATATAAGGACGATGTGCTCCGTGGCATCGAGATACTCAATAGGCACATCAAGGTCCGCAATACCTGTATATTCTACATTTACACCCACGGCGACGAGCAATATGAGGATGCGGTCGCACGCATGAGGATACTCAAGGAGCACGATGCGACACCTTATGTCATGTTGAACATGGATGCACCCAAGACCCCGAGGTTGAGGGCACTCAAGAGATGGAGCCGCCCTTGGTTATTTTGGACGATCGACATAGACGATTATGTTGGGGGCGGGACTTTGAAGATGATGAAGTCGAGGGGGATGATTGAATGATAGTGGTAGCATTCCCGGACGGAACCGTTGAGGAGTACGACCTCAACGATCAGGACGACACCCGCGCCTACGAGTACAAGATATACAACAGGGTCCGCATCCTCAAGCACGGCGAGGAGATCATCATCAGGGGGCGGAGGGAATGAAGGACCAAGTCGTCGCATTCCGCATCAGTAACGCCGAGTACGCCAAGCTCACGGCATACGCCGAGAAGAACAACATCAGCGTCAGCGAGGCGGTCAGGCGTGCGGTCAGATGGATGCAGATACTCTACCAAGGGAGGCGCGACAATGAACAATAAGCGATACCTCTGCTCCACCACATGCGGTATCAAGAACACCGCGAGGATAGGCGAGGCATTGGACAGGGCACCGAGGCCGTACACCGCGCCCGAGCTCGCCGAGATAACGCACATTCCGTTAATGACAGTGATGGCATTCCTCAAGCGCAACAGGACTTGGAATATGGTCAACTCGCGCTACATACCCCGCACCGTCGCGGGGATGGACCCCGGCAAGCAGATACTCGAATATTGGCGGGGCAACTCGACGGTAGCATTCACGTTCCAATGTGATAACATGATGGACGACAGGACAGAAGGGAGATTAAGGGAAGGCAGGAGGCCCGTATCATGGCGCGACGAGACCAACGCATCGTGGAGCATCGACGAGGCGGACAACGTGGCGACCATGAGAGGGTCGGCGATGGTAAGATTAGGCAAGCTGGACAACGTATCGTTCAGCCAGCAGGGCGTGACGGTATCCGTCAGAGGCGGGACCGCGATCACGTTCAGGAGGTCACTATGAGCGACATAGGGGAGAACATACAGGACAATATTTATGAGAAGCTAGAAAAGATAACGCTGGAGACCTTCGGGCTCTTTTTGGTGCTGGTCACGGTCATCCTCGCGCTGATTACCGCCATATTGGTCGTATTCGAGCTATACGGCACGGGACGGCTGATAGCGACGTTCACGCTCGTGACCATGTCGGGCGCGTTCGTATCATTGGGCGTTTATAACGTTACCAAGGAGGACGACTGAATGACGCTGACATTTAAATGCGACGTATGCGGACGCATCGAGCCCGCACAGATCAAGAACGGGATAATATCAGCGCCCGAGAATTGGGAGGTCGTAACATACGACCCGATAACAGAACTTGATACCAAATACAAGCATATCTGCCTCGAATGTAGAAAAACGGTCGCATGGCTCGAGCGGAGCGATGATACCGAGACATTGGGCGAGGCATTGAGTAAACCACTGCCCGAGGGGGGCAACTAGGATGGACGTCCAACTAATGAGCACCAAGGACATCAAGCCCTACGAGAAGAACCCCCGTATCAACGACAACGCGGTGGATGCCGTCGCTAATTCTATTCGGGAGTTCGGTTTCAAGCAACCCATCGTCGTGGATAAGGACAACGTCATCATCGCAGGGCATACGCGCTGGAAGGCCGCCAAGAAGCTCAAGATGAAGGAGGTGCCCGTGATCGTGGCCAGCGACCTCACGGAGGAGCAGGCCAAGGCGTACAGGTTGGCGGACAATAAGGTAGGCGAGAGGAGTATGTGGGACTTCGACCTATTAGATGGGGAATTACTCGATATTAGTTTAGATATGGAGCAGTTCGGTTTTATCGGCGAGATGCCTGATTTTGAATCGCCCGAACAAACACAACGTAAGGATATGTCCGATAAGATCGTCTCACAATATGAGGTAATCATCGAATGTAAAGACGAGACCGAGCAGGAGGCAATCTATTCTAAATTACAACAGGAGGGTTATAATTGCCGTGTTTTGATATTGTAAAGAACGTCGTCGTCGACGATAAACCGTCATTCAGAGTTTCGGCGATATTATCCGCCTTTTCATTGGACCCGAAGGCGATTAACGAACACTTCCAAGGTAATATCGACATTGAAGATAAGGAATGGAGTATCGGATTGATAGTCGGGGCATCAGGTACGGGCAAGAGTACGATCGCTAAAGAATTGTTTCCGAATGAATATATCGACCATTACGTATATGGGAACGGTCCGATTGTTGACGAGATGCCTCAAGGACAATCGGTAAAAGATATTGAGAAAGTCTTTACATCGGTAGGTTTCGCATCGCCTCCATCATGGCTTAAAGAATATAGCGTATTGTCAAACGGTGAGCGCATGCGCGTCGATCTAGCGCGTGCAATCCTCGAACAGCGCGATATTATCGTGTTCGACGAGTTCACGTCCGTCGTTGACCGTGACGTCGCTAAAACGACGTCCTACGCGTTATCCAAGGCGATAAGAAAACTCGGCAAAAAATTCATCGCGGTCTCGTGTCATCGTGATATAATCGACTGGCTTGGTCCCGATTGGGTATACGATACGGATGAGAAGTTATTTTCTTTTCAGGAGGGCGGCATGACCGCCCAGACATCAAACTCGATATATATGAACTCACAAACGAGTCAAAACATAACGTTTGGCAGATTTTTAGGAGGTATCATTATTTGAACACGGATTTAAACAACTCGGCTAAATGCTACCTCGGAATGATCGACAATAAACCCGTAGCATTCTGTGCGGTGGCCCAATTGCCTTATCATAAGGGAGTCAAGCGCATCCATCGCCTCGTCGTATTGCCAGATTACCAGGGCGTCGGGATCGGGACCGAGATACTGACCGAAATTGCCAAGATCAATAAGAAAAAAAACAACGATGTAATGATAACCACTTCAACGCCAGCCCTTTTATTCGCATTGAAAAAACATAATGATTGGGCATTGGCCCGTTACGGTAGAACAAGTGGAATATCGAGTTTATCATCATACAAATTTATGAGCGATAAAGAAAAACAATGTTTGGCTAATACATTATCGAATAATCGCATAACATATTCATATTGGTACATAGGAGGGAGGGAAGCATAGATGGTTAAAAAGTTCCATTCATCATTGAAGACCGTCGAGGGCGGAGAAGGGGACAGGTGCAATTATCCGACTCGTCTCGATATGTACGGATGCGGATGCCAGCATGATTGCTGTTATTGCTACGCCAAGTCATTGTTAGGGTTCCGCGATCTATGGAACCCCGATAGTCCGAGTTGCACGGACAAGCGCACCGCATGGCGCATAATGGACAGGATGCGCCCGGGCGAGATCGTCCGCCTCGGAGGTATGACCGACCCGTTCCAGCCGATAGAGGAGAGATACCGCCTCACGGAGTGGGCCATCAGCGAATTAAACAAAAGGCGCATTGGATACCTGATCGTGACTAAATCCGCATTAGTAACTAAATGTCGCAACCTGCATCCGCAGTTGGCCCACATCCAAATAAGCTATACGCACACCGAGGGGATGGTGCCCGATGGATATGAGCACGCCAGCCCGCCCGCAGAGCGTCTAAGGGCGGCCGAGGAATTGTTTAAGCGCGGGTATGATACGCAGATAAGGTTATCTCCGCTAATACCCGAATACATCGACTTGGACCGCGTTATCAGGTCGCCCGTAAAGAAGGTATTGGTCGAGTTCCTGCGCATCAATCCGTTTATCGAGAAGACGATGCCGTGGCTGGATACGGCCGATTGGACGGTCAAGGCGGGCAGTTACCGTCATTTACCGTTAGACGTCAAAAAGGAGATCATCGCGCCCATCATAGCATCAGGCAAGCAGGTCACGGTATGCGAGGACGTGCCCGAGCATTATGAGTATTGGCGGGCAAATGTTAACCATAATCCCGATGATTGTTGCGATCTGGAGGTCAAGGCATGACTGACGACACAATTCTCGCATTGATCGTCCTCGCCTTCGCCCTCGGAGCGATGACAGACTGCATCATCAGGCACATGGTATTCAGGAGGCGGAGAGCATGACCGCTACGACATATACGTTCATGTGCCCCGCATGCGGTAAGGTCGTGATGCACAAGGATAACCAATCCTACGTCACGATCGCACCCAAGAGCGGACAGTACCCGAGCACATACGAGATCTGCGAGGAATGCACCCGCGACCTCTATGACCTCATGAACGGCAAGTTAGAGCAACGCATCGCGGAGGAGAAGGAGGACCGCATACCCGTCTCATTATGGGGGCATCACGAATGAGTGGAGGTATCGCACCGTTCATCGAGGGCCTTGTCAACGCCTCCGAGGTAAAGGACTGCACCACGTGCAAGCACCATCGCCACCTCACATGGCTCGACGAACACCTATGCGGACTTCCGAGCATGAGCGGACCGATTGACCGTGAGGACGTCCACAAGGAGGGGTGCCCTGAATGGACGCCGATGGAGGCTAACGCATGATTAGAGCGGAGTACAACAAAACACAAAAGATACGCCCGATAGATCTGATAGTCCACGGGATATACAACACCATGACCATCCCCGAGGCATTGGAGCTTATCGGGATCATATCATCAGCGATTAACGATGCAATAGCAGACAGATACCCTCCGATGCAGAAGATATACGGTCCGGGCACCACACCGACATTCATTCCGCAGCAGACAAACATTACGATACCGAATGTCGAGATTAAGACACAAGGAACGCAGAGGACCGAACAACCTTACAAAATCAATAGCGAAAAGTCCGATATGGAACAGGAGTTTATATAATGGCAAATCCACACCCCGAACCCCACCCCGAGAACCTAAAACCGCACAAAAAAGGAGACCCTCGCGCCAAGGAAACAGGTAGGAAAGGAGCACAGAAAAGCAACGAGGTCCAAGCCCGCAAGAGGACCATGCGCCAATGGGCCGAGTTCTACGGTCAATTGCCATTACACAAGGGCAAGATAAAGGACCCCAAGACCGGGGAGGAGATCAAGGACGGCAACCCGACGATGGACGGTGCAGTGATAGCATCCGCATACGGTCGGGCCATGAAGGGAGACGGCCGTGCGATGCAGTTCCTCGCCACGATCAAGGGCGAATTTACCCAAGAGGTAACGGTGCACACCGACCCCGTCGCAACGCTCACGGAGGAGCAGTTGGATGCAATCATCGACGCTATCAGCAAGATTAAGCAGTCTGACGAGTGACCAGCTCGCAGACCTCGAGAGGCGCGTCCTCAACCGTAAGGCATGGTACTCGCTATGGCAGTATTGCCAATTGATAGCCCCTGACTTCTACACCGAGGATAAGGCATATCTCAAGGACCTCTGCGACCAATTGCAGACCTTTTGGGCATCGGACGAGAGGGTCATGGTCGTAAACATGCCGCCCCGTCACGGCAAGAGCAGGACCGCATCGTTATTCGTGGAGTGGATGCTCGGACGCGACCCCACGCAGAAAATCATCACGGTATCGTATAACGAGGAGTTATCGACCACATTCGCACGCACCGTCAGGAATACGATAAGCGAGGTATCAGGCGACGGCTCGACCGTCTATGCCGACATATTCCCCCTGACCAAGATCGCGCCGGGAGAGGGTAGCGTCAAGCTATGGGGAACGACGGACGGCGGGAAGTACCTCGCAACATCACCCACGGGAACGGTCACGGGTATGGGTGCCAATCTGATAGTATGCGACGACCTCGTCAAAAATTCGATGGAGGCGTACAATGAGCGTATCCTCGAGCAGAAATGGTCCTATTTTACCGACACGCTATTATCAAGGCGCGAACCGGGGCAGAAGCTTATCTTTATCATGACGAGATGGGCCACACGTGACCCGTGCGGTCGTGCCCTAGAACATTTTACCGAGATCGGATACCCCCCGAGGCTGATAACGTGCAAGGCGCAACAGGACGACGGGAGCATGCTATGCGACAGTATCCTCACGGCGGAGGATTACAATGTGATACTCAAGACGATGGCCCCGGGCATCGTGAGGGCTAACTATCAGCAGGAACCCGTCGACGTACAGAACCGCCTTTATACGAGCTTCCGCACGTATAGCACCGTGCCGTCATGCCTCAAGGTCATGGCATACGTCGACACGGCCGACGAGGGCAGTGACTACCTATGCTCCATCGTATTCGGCGTATTGGCGGAGGACCCGCGTGACGTTGCCGTCCTCGACGTGATCTATACGCAGGCACCCATGGAGCAGACCGAGCCGATGGTCGCAAGGCAGTTATGCGGAGAATATCCCGTCCGCGTATCATCGGCGCATATCGAGAGCAACAACGGCGGGAGAGGGTTCGCCCGTGCCGTCCAAGAGCTCGTCAGGCAATACAACGGCTCGGCGGTGGTCGGATGGTTCCATCAGACGCAGAACAAGAAGGCGAGGATACTGACGGCGGCCCCGTGGCTGATGGCCCATTGTCTGATGCCCGAGCATTGGGCGGACAGGTGGCCTGAATTTTGGAAGTCGATAGTCACGTTCACATCCGACGGCAAGGCGGAGCACGATGACGCGGAGGATGCGCTGACGGGCGTCTGCGAGATCATGACCGCACCCAAGCGCACGAGCATCAGGGTCAAGGCGACGGGAGACCGCTCCCGCCTCCCTGCGCATATCCAACCTTATTAACCGACACGGCTAAACCGCAACTATGTCGGTACTTCCCCAATACGCCCGAGGGCGCATATCTATCCCGTGGTGGTATTGCTTCGGATGGATGAGCTCGTGGGCGGTGGCGGGGATATTCGGCATTAAGGAGAATGAGACCATGGAGATCATCATCAGCAACATCACGCTCATCGCCATGGCGGTCGCCTCCGTCGTCGGAGCATTCGCATTCTGCATCGCGATGGCACTGTCCAAGTACGCCAAGCAGAAAACAGATGCAACCAAGCTGGAGCGCAAGGTCGCCGAGAGCGGAAGGGACCCCGAGAACATCGAGAGCCTGACCGCGAGCGAGAAGTGGGAGATCAGCAAGGCAACGAAATTCGACAAAATATTCCTCATAGGATACGCGCTGACCGCGATAATGGGCGCACTGCTCGCATGTGCGGTCCTCATCATCGCACAGGAGAGGCTCGGAGACGAGTGGATGACATACGCCGTCTACGGCCTCGTCCTCGGTATCGTCGGCGCGTGGTTCCTCTACGAGACCGTAACCAAGTCAGTGATGGCAGGCGAATGGCAGAAGAAGTCAGAGGAGGCCTTTCGCATTGTTAAGGCCGCTACTGATAAGGTTGCTGAAGTAGAGGGCGGATACGACGCACTCATCAACAAGCTGATGGCATCAGGCATCAAGAAGTCCGAGGCCAAGAAGCTCGCCCGCGTCATGATCGCAGACGACCCCTCAATCCTCGACAAGAAGGAGGAATAAAACCCAACGCCCCGGGAACGGGGCTATTATTATCCATCCTTATTAACCAACATCGCTACGCGCTATACATGATAGAGGACGACCTCCGCAATCTTCTCGCAGACGAGTTCGACGTCGACGTCATCGCCCGCATCATCCCGTCGGAGATGCAGGAGGGCATCGTCGTGCAGGAGATCGGGGGAAGATCGTCCAAGGCGGGCATCCGCAGGACGTACCACCTCGTGAGCATCATGGGCGTATCCATGACCAAGGAGACGGCGAGCCAGCGCATGAGGGCCGCCCGCGATTATCTCATCACGCACATCCCGATGACCGTCGGAGATACGCATTATTACACGGCTAGGGCACAGGCGGACGGCAAATTGGATTATGTCACGCTCAACGGTCCGCGTTATGTCGAGTTCGTCGATATGGAGGTGGGTGCGTCACTATGACCTCGGCTATTAAGGCGGTGGCGGAGATCATCGCGACCAAGTGGACCGACCCCTACGCATCGAGGTGCAACGTCGCCCGGTGCGGGATGGCCATGCTCGGCCATCAAGAGACGACCACCGTTTACGCTGGATTGATACCGCAGATACTCACGGCACCCATAACCCTCGCATTGACGGAGGAGATGGGCGGACCCGCAGATCCGAGGCAGGCATACGGCACGGCCTTCGATAACCCGTCCTTCACGTTGCACATCGTCGGCGAGGACATGCTCAAGCTGGACACGGTGGCGCATGAGATCATCACGGCAACGGACCGCACGGCCCATTATACCACAACATACGGCGAGGTAAACGGGATAACGGTCGGACCGCCCAAGAGGGAGGTCAGGAAGGACCGCCCGAGATATGACGTTCAATTGACAATCGAGACGGAGATGAGCAGAGCATGAGTTTGACAGGCAGGCACATAACGGCGGGCGACCTAACACCCGTCATAGTAAACGCAGAGACCACATACGGCACACCCACGGGCGACCCCGTATTATACGGGGACGTGGCCGAGGGCGGGAGGTTCACATTCCAAGACAACCCCAACCCGTACATCGCATGGAGATACGGTTCGAGGTCATTCGACCCCACCGACTACGTCACGCAACAGAAGGATGCGGCCTTCAGCGCATCCCTCGAGGTCCGCGATATAGCGAGCTGGTACGACATAATCAACAACGCCACGGGGCTCATGGGCACCGCCAACGACCCGTTGCTCCCGTCCACGACCAAGGAGATATGTGTCCGCACAGGGACATCGGCATGGCAGGGCAGGCAGTACACGGGATGCAAGACCAACAAGCTCACGATCAGCGCGGACGCGCCCGGAGCGGTGGTAACATTCGAGGAGGAGGTCATGGCATCGAAGTCCGTGCCCGTCACGCGCAACAGTGCCCTCGCTCTGTGGAAGTCGGACAACTCCCCGGCGGTGCAGTGGATGAACGGCATCACATTGAACGGTAACGACCTCTATCCGCAGTCATTCTCGCTGACCATCACGAACAACCTCGAGCGCATCCGCGTACCGAACAACGGCGACGCGATCACGGGAGCACTCATCGAGGGCAGGCGTGAGATAGAGTTCGAGGCGGACATTTGGATGGAGGACCTCGCATTCGTAGCCAACGCCATAAACAACTCATACCCGTCGGGGAACCTCGTCATCACGTTAGGCATCGACAACGCGGTCGCACTGACCCTCGGCGGATTGAGATGGATGGCCGACGGCCTCCCCGACCTCATCCAAGACAAGCAGAGACAAAAACTCAAGTTAAGGGCATCGAGCCTCAACCTGTCGCTGGCGTGATAGCATGCTATGGGACCAGCACCGCGAGAGATACGAGGCGGGCGGTTATCTCGTCAGGCGGATAACCTACTGTCGGTTCCGCGAGTTGACCAAGGAGGTCACGGCGGAGGACATGGCACGCATCGGACGGCTCAACGCCAAGAGGGAGAGCGGGGCGACGCTCACGCCCGAGGAGACCGACACGCTCACGGCGATCGCGGGCAAGTGGCCCGTCGACGCATTACGCGGAGCATGCTTCATCCCGCCCGTATCGGGCGATAAGGCGGTGGCTATATTGGCAGAGTTGCCAAGAGCGATAAGCGAGGACCTCGAGAAGAAGCTCGACGAGTACATCACGCCCGAGATACCTGCGGACGACACGACCGACCCCCTAGCGATGCTATTGGTCGCCACCGGGGGATTGGGCATCGACATAGCGGACATGACCGTCGGACAGGGCTATGCTATCACGGCGATGCTCGCACCCAAGGAGGAGTAAGATGGCGACAGTCAAATCAGTACAGAACGGAGATTGGAACACGGCATCGACATGGGATACGGGGACGGTGCCCACATCCGCCGACACGGTATATATCTATCACACGGTCACAGTGGCGGCCGACTTCACGGCCAGCGAGATAATCATAACGAGTACGGGGTCGTTCTACACATCGGACACATGGGGACAGACTAACGCGATAACAGGCACATTCAGTCATATCATTATGAACCGTGTCCTAGATGACAATAGGAGGGTAAACCTCGACGGCGTTATGTTCAGTGGTATTGAACCCATGATCTCGTCGCACCTTTATGGCGGGTCCGATGGCTTCCCTGATACCCCCGAGGTATACGAGAATAGCGACAAATACGTGATAATCGACGACCCCGGGTTCCTGTCCTCAAGCTCGCAGATGCAGGACATAAAGCCCGAAGGCATCGCTCACGCTTATGCGAGGAAGGTCAGCAACGCGGTGCGCTACATGACATTGACGGTCAAGATCAGGAGCACCAAGATGAATAAACTCGCCACCCTCTACCGCATGCAACAGGGACCGTTCCAAGTGTTAGCGGTCACTCACTCATGCTTAATCAAGGGACACATCGAGACGGTGGTCCCTGACGCATCGAGCATCGGGAAGGAGTACATATCCGTCAGGGTCACAATCGCGGAGGGTCCGGGTGCATGACCAATCTGACGTCGCTAGCGGGGAGCATCAATAAGATGAGCTCATCGCTCCAGCAGTTAGGCGTCGACATTGGCGCGTTGCAGGTCACTGCGGGGGCATTCCAACTCATAGGCGGGACGGGACAGGTCATCAAGGGACTTATAGCGGCCAAGGAGGCGTACAACGCCATAAGGCTGGCAGAGGGAACGGCACACCTCGCGAAGTACACAGTCGGAGCGGGTGCGGTGGCCGCCCTCGCAGTCGCTGGCGGAGCGGCTATGGGCATGATGATCGAGAGAGCCATCAATACGGACGATAGCGGGCAGGGGATGAGGAGTTTGGCAGGAGGCTACACCAATGGCAGATACTGACGTTGTAATGGTATTCCGCGCGGAGGACAAGATCTCCGAACCGATGAAGCGTGCGGAGGACCAGCTCAAGCGCACCGAGGAGGCATCGAACAAGTGCACCGATGCACAGGAGAAAGCCATCCTCAAATCGGTCGAGGTAATGACCGCGCTCCATTCGGTGCAGTCGGGATTATCAGCGGTCACGAGCTCGGTCCGCACCCTCGGGATAGTGGACGAGGAGACCGCCCTGACGCTTCAGAAGGTCACGGCGGGCATCCAATTGGTCGTCGGTACGGCACAGGCGATCAAGGGAGTGGTCACGCTATTCCAAACATTGAACGCGGTCCTCAAGACCACCGCGATCGTGAGCACATTCGCATCCATAGCGGAGAACCCGGCCAAAGGTGCACTCATCGTCGGGGCGGCTGGCTTGGCCGCTGGTGCGGTGGCTGGCTACATGTATTCGGCAACGCAGAACACCAACACGACCAACATCACGGTGGCGCATACCGAGACCGCTAGACAGGCGGAGACCGTCGTGGATACGGGGACGTGGTACTGATGCCGACGGTCGACCCCGGGGATAATGTGTCGGTATCGGCCAACGCGGTGGCATCGAGGCCGTGGTGGATGAGCTGGACGGGGGCCAGCACCATGACAGGTTCGGCGAAACTACCGAGCGGGCACAGGAGGCTCATCACGGCATCCCCGAGGACCAAGACGGATTACTACGTCAACCCCGTATCAATGGCCTCTACGGACGCGGATTTCCGCTCGACGATCTACGCGCCAAATGGCTCGTACATCGTGAGCACGGGCCTCGGCGATATACCGACCATCGGCACGCCGACAGTCCGCATAGGCGTAAACATACCCTCCAAGGCAGTCATCCATATCCCCGTCATGCGCGGAGCACCGAACATCCTCGACAGTACATTCGCGGGATGGAGCGATGGTCACGCGGAGGCGGTCGGCAGAGGCATGGAGCTCACGGTCGAGTATCGCGACAAGTCATCGGGCAACATGGCCATGGCCTTCCGCGGGATGATCTATCAGGTCGAGAGCGGAGAGACCGTCACTATCACGGCATACGACAGGATGATGGACCTCGCGCAGTATTCCGACCAATATCAGAGCCATGCGGGATACAGTCAAGACGCATGGAGCACCGGGAGGAGCATAAGCGGGTCGAATTATATCTACACGTTCAGCAACGACGTCGGGACCATGCTCACGGCCAAGAGCATCGACCTCCTCGAGATCAATGCCCTCGACGATCAGACGAGCGGAGGCTCAAGCTACTCATCCGCCAATTATTATGCGCACAACTTCCCGGAGGTCAACGGATACGCACCCGAGAAGGGCCTCACGATAACCCGCGTTACATCCAAGATCTACTGCTACGCGAGGGGGAGGCTGGTCTCATCGACAGGGCTCGGATGCTATGTCTATTATCGCGCATACTTCACGCTATACAAGAAAAGCGGAAGTGGTCTCGTCGCGGTCGACACCCAAGAGTCGACATTAGGCATCCTGATTATGGCGCAGTCGGGCAACGATTGGGTCACAAACTCCAATAGTTCCACACTATACGCGGACGTTAATTGGTATCTCGACGATGACCCGTCCAATTATTGCATCGGCGTGACAGCGAGGTACACAGGTATCGGATACCCGGGTTCATGGACATGGGAGATCAGCAACACCAACGTTTATCCGTTCTATTCATCGAGCAGGTTGACCGTATCAGGTAATTTCTATTATTCAAGCGATGGCTCGAATTGGTCGCAGAGTTCATCGGGCAATCTCCCCGAGGTCGCGGTGCGGTTCCAACATAACAACGCGAATACAACCACCGTTAGCCTGTTCACGATCTCGGGCAACACCCTCACGATAGCGGATGGCAACATCCCCGCAGGACCGAGTTGGGGCTATCTCTCGACGATTGACAAGGCCATCGCATACGTCGTCAACTATTTCATAAGCGGGGCGGCGGGATTGCAGGGGATAGTCAAAGACCTCATCGAATGGGCAGGGCTGACGGAGGACGTTATCGTTGCGGATATGGGTCAGACCGATTACTACACCTCGAGCACCTACGATTATCTCACGTGCATACAAGAGCTCATATCCGGGGGCAAGTTCGGGA